GATTTAATCAATGAAACGGTTGGCGCTTACACAGCTGATAAAGCCTATAACGTTGCTTATTATATCGAGAAATTCATGGTTGACAGTGGTTTTGAAATTGGCACTAACGAAATCAGTACATTATCACGCAAGTTGCAGTGGGACAGCACTGATGAAACATCTTTGGCACGTGTCTTATCAGTAGCTACTCAATTCGACGCAGAGTTAGATTTCTCGTTTGAAATATCAGGGACTAATGTTGTTAAACGTTATATCAATATCTATAAGCATCGGGGTGATGATAATCAAGTAAGGTTATATCTTGATAAAGATATTAACAACATTGTAACCACCGGTGATATCTATGATTTATACACGTCTGTTATTGCGTCTGGTGGCACACCCGAAGGGGTAGATAAGCCAATTAATCTCAAAGGCTACAAATGGACTGACCCAGACGGACGCTACACCTTGGGCACTGATGGTATCTTACGCGACACCGTTGCGGTTCGATTGTGGTCACGGATTAAGAGTAATGATAACCCTAATCCAGAAGCCCACCACCTGCAACGTGTTAAATCGTATGAAGCCACCACGCAAGCAACACTATTGCAATCAGCATTAAGTGGTTTGAAGAAAGCTGCTAATCCAGCCGTCAATTATGAAATCGATATCGCTGTAATGCCCGATAATATTGCGGTTGGTGACACAGTTCATATCGTTGATGATAACGAGGACTTGTATTTATCAGCACGTGTGCTGGAACTGAAATATGACTACGTGTTGGAGCAATATTCAGCCACACTCGGCGATTATCTAATCGAACAAAGTACGGTCAACAAGAAGATACAAGAACTCGCTGACAGCTTGAAGAACATGCCTAAGGTCGTTCAATACTATCCATGGGTTCGCTATGCAGATGATGCAGACGGCAATGGATTTAGTATGTTCCCACAAGATAAAGCCTATATGGCAATCGTCTTTGGCAAGGTCAGCACACCGTCGGATAACCCGTCTGATTACGCTGGAAAGTGGCAGAAAACGCTGGGGAATGATGGTCAAGACGGTATCGAAGGCCCTAAAGGTGCGGATGGTAAAACGACTTACTTCCACAGGGCCTATGCGAACAGCTCGGACGGTAAGACAAATTTCAGTATTACTGACCCAACAGGCAAGGCTTATTTGGGTACGTACAATGACTTCGTTAAGGCTGACTCCACTGACCCGACTAAATATCTTTGGCAACTCGTAAAAGGCGATAAAGGTAGTGACGGTTTACCTGGTAAAGATGGCATTGGCATTAAGTCCACACAGATTATGTATGCGCAAAGCACTTCTGGCACTACAGCACCTACTACTGGTTGGACTGCACAAGTTCCCACACTAATCAAGGGACAGTATCTGTGGACACAGACTACTTGGGTTTATACAGATAACACTGGAGAGTCTGGTTACACTGTTAGTTACAATGCTAAAGATGGAAACAATGGTTCTGACGGAATTGCTGGTAAGGATGGTGTGGGTATTTCTGCTACAAAGGTTGAATACGTCGGGTCGACTAGCGGAACTAACAAGCCAACAAGCGGTTGGTTAACCACTGTTCCTAGTGTTGCAGCTGGTAGTTTTCTCTGGACAAAAACGACATGGAGTTATACCGATGGGACCAGTGAGTCTGGTTACTCGGTAGCTAAGATGGGTGAGAAGGGCGATAAAGGTGACACGGGTGTCGGTGTCGCTGGTACGCCTGGTAAAGACGGCAGGACGCCATATGTTCATACGGCTTGGTCTCGGAGTTCAGATGGTGTTAATGGGTTCAGCAATTCTTATCCAGGAGAGAACCTAATTAGTGTACGTGATTGGAATACTAAGCCGGTCTTACAGTCAAATGGCGTTCCGTATATGGATATTCAACTTGAGCCCAACACCGCATATACACTTACTACAAATATAAGCCAAACTGCCGTTTATCTTGATGTCTTTTTCTTTAAGGACGACGAAACCCCTTCGAGTGGTATAAATGGTGTGAATAGCGGTAGTGGACGAACGTTAATTACTTCATCGACTGGAAATGTCAAAGTTGGACTTCGTTATCATTCTCTATCTGACGGTACAAATTGGATTAAATTGGAAAAAGGCTCTACTGCAACCCCTTGGTATCCGTCTCCGACTGATGACCCAATAAACGCTTATCCAAGTTATCGAGGCGAGTACACAGACTATACGCAAGCAGATTCAGATGACCCAACAAAATATGAGTGGGTATTGATTCGTGGCCCTAAGGGTGACCCTGGACCGAAAGGTGTTCCCGGTAGTAAGGACGTGCCAATGACGTATGTTCAAGCCACTCAGCCTACCGGCCCAATCGTCAAGAATTCGACTTGGTGGGTCGGGGCAACGATGGCAGAAGTTAGTGCTATGAAGCGTTGGGATGGTTCTTCTTGGGTCAACGATACGATTGCACAAGCAGTGCTGAATATCAAAGAACTCAACGCTATCACGATCAACGGTTCAACTATCAACTCACCGAATATCAGTGTTCCGTTCAATAATGTAACAGCCAATCCTGATGAACCAGCCGATTCGCCTTATGCACAGCTAGTTAGCGGCACGACTAAACTAACGTCTAATTTGGAAATTTCCGCTAACCTAACTGATGGAACAAACAAGACACCGCAATGGGTGAAAACATTAGTGTCGCCACAAGGGTTTTCAAATATTATCTCAACACCGGACGCTTCTAAACCACTGTATCAAACTGATATATCGTTTGGATCAATATTTCTGTCTGAATGGCATAGTGATGTTACAGCAAACGATGGTTTTGTTTCATCTTATTTTAGAGCTGGAGACGCGGCCACATATGAACGAAAAGATACCATAAATGATACAGCTAATTTTAAAAACGCTGTGGTCAGATATTCACGTAAAGGGACGCAGGTTAATGTTGGTTTTTCATTTATGTTGTTAAGTGATACCGGTTGGGTTGGCTTATCGGCAATTCCAAAAGGCTATACACCGGCAAGCCTAGCAAGTGTTGGTATCACATGTCCTTCACTATCGTATAGTGGTTATTCTTGTGTCGTATACCCCAACGGCGATGGTTGGCGTCTAATTCCAAGCGTAGGGCAGGGCAAAGGTGGATTTCAAGGGTCTGTCAGTTACGTTACTTATGACGATTATCCTTACAATGACGCAAAGTAGGTGAGTATATGAAAATAAACGCAAAAGTAGAAGATGATTTATTAGTCGGTTGGGGTTACGCCAGTGATGAGCGTGTCGTTGGTGAAGAACATGATGGCCTGACCGTTTATGAAGCCGATGACATCAGTCAATTAGTTGGCGGCCACACTCACTTAATTGACGGCGAGTTCGTGTTGGACACGGACTATCAAGAATCGCAGCCACCAGAACAGCAAGAACCGTCACCAGCTGAACAGATAGCTGCACTTAAACAGCAGAATGATGAACTACAATCAGCACTATTAGAGTTGTCAGATATTTTACTATCAGGAGGCTTATCATGAAGCTAGAATTCATTACTAAGCTGTATGCAGATGCAGTGCTATCAGGCGAACGGACGCTAGAGTCTGTTCCTGAAATATTGCGTGAGCAAGTATCAACAATCATAAAGGAGAGAAAAGACAATGTTTAAATATAAACTTAGTTCTTTAGCAGCTTTATATGCTGCAAACGTATTGGACGGTGGTCGGACGATTGATGAAGTCCCAGCTATTATCAGACCAGAAGTCGAGAAAATCTTGGGTTTATCAACCGGCGACGCAGAATAGTCGCCATATTGATAGCTGGATCCATCATATTAATAGGAAGTGATGCACTTGGAAGATTTAAAAGAAGAAGTCAAAGATCACGGTGACCGACTTAATAGAGTTGAGAAGGACGTTCAGAACTTGCGTGAAGATTTGCGCTCCGGATTACAGCGAGTTGACAGTTCAAATCAATATTTACGTGAGCAGAACAATCAAATCTTGAAAGAAATTTTAAAACGCAACAATAGCGCTGAACAACATGATTTTGAAATTCAAAAAATAACTAAAGGCAATCAGCTTAAAATGTTTGGCATGATTTTTGGCGCTAGTGGGTTAGCTGCAGTTGTGATTGATGTCATTGTGAAGTTATTTAAATAAGGAGAGGTTAATTATGAAATTACCAAATAAAGTTTACGACAGCCTTAAATGGGCTCTAACTATTGTGGCACCCGCTTCGATCGTTTTGATCAAAGCATTAGGCGCAATTTACCACTTCGATACAGACGCAATCACAGCCACGATCGCGGCGGTTGCAACGTTTGCTGGTTCATTATTTATGATCAGCTCAACTCAATATAAAAAGGAGGACAAGTAATGTCTGGAGAAGTTTTCAGCAAGTTAATTACCAGCGTCAATCCGAAAATTATGAATTCAGCTTCACGATATGGTGTTAAGATTGACCGGATCGTTATCCACCACAACGCGACAACAAACAAGACAGTTGCCATGAACACGTGGGTTAAAGGCGGCCGCGCTAACACGTCTGCTCATTATGAAGTCACACCAACAGAAATCATTGGTTGTGTGGGTGAACAGTACTCGGCATGGCATTGTGGCGGCTCTGGTGGCTCTGATAAGCCTAAGATGGCTAATCCTAACCAGCGTTCAATCGGCATTGAGAACGTCAACTCATCTGGTGCACCTAAGTGGTCTGTTGACCATCGGACAATCGTTAACACCGCTAAACTGGTAGCGGATATCTGTAAACGATACAGTATTCCGCTAGACAGACAGCACGTACTCGGCCATAAAGAAGTTACTTCCACGGCTTGCCCCGGCGGTATTAACGTTGATGAAGTTGTTCAACTAGCCAAGTGCTATTATTATGGCGGCACTCATGATGAACCCGGTATCCCTGGTAAAGCGGGTATCCCGGCAGCTAAACCGGCTTCAACAGGCTGGATTAAGCAGAACGGTACGTTCACAGTCACCACACCGGGTGGTATCAAATTGCGTTCTGGTTCAGCGAGCACTAAATCACCGTTGATTGCAGTGTTAAAAAAAGGTAGTGTGATCAAATATGATGCTTTCTGTTATGCTGGCGGTTATGTTTGGATTCGTCAACCCCGAAGTGGTGGTAAATACGGTTATCTGCCAACGGGTGAAGCGTCTGGAAATAAACGCAAAAATTCTTGGGGAAACTTTAAGTAA